CAAGATTAGCCCGTAACTCGGCTGTTGTAACAAACGTTGCTGGCATCTCTACTCCTTTGCTAATAGCTCTCTGGGGCTAGGGCTACTAAACCCCAGAGATTACTTATTTGATCGGTCTTATCAGGTCTTCTTGTACTTTAAGATTCCGTTAGGCATCTTGGCAATTGTTGCCATATATCCGTAGATAGCAACCTGTACTTGTAGATTTGATACTACGTTTACAGACATAAATGCCTGAGGTGAGCGATATACAGTAAATGCCTCTGGTGCAAGAATAACTGCTGAATCATCATCAAATGTAGTAGCTGAGAAGTTCTTGTCTACGTATAGATCAAGTCCTAGCACGTTACCACGGATAGATGTTGGATTAACTTGTCCGCCTGCGTTCATAGGTTGTAGCGCATTAAATACTGGGCGCTTTGTTGTATCTTGTGCACCAATTAGCGCACCCCATTGTGCTGGGTTAGCGATGTAATTCTGTGCAAAGTAACCTGTATTTGAATAGATAGTACGTGCGCCTTCTGTTGTAAATGCGACAATACCATCTAGATCAGCAGTTGTGTTTGTACCATTCATACCAGCTGCAAGAAGTGCAGTTAATACTGTGGTGTCGATTGTCTTCAAATATGCATACTCTAATTGCTTAGTAAGTTCTGCATAGAAGTTAGGATCTGAACGCTCTAACAATTCAACAGATAGTGTGTTCATACCTGAGTATTTAGACACTGTGCCTGTTAGATAAGCAGTTTCCATACCTGTGTTTTGTACTGCTCCAGCCTCTGCCTCAACAGTTACAACTGGCGCTACACCTGTTCCGCCACCTGAAGAAGTTACCAAAGATGGTACGTTAATTGTCATACCTGATGCTGGCAGTGTGCCTTGTGAACAAGCATCGATTGCTGGTGTGCCAAAACGTGTGTTAGTTACAAACTCGCTTAGGTACTGTGTTGGGTTGAATGCTGGGTTAGTTGAAAATGAATCATCGGCTGCAGCAATATACAGTTTAGAATCATCGTTACCTAATGCAGCTTTAATTTTGTGCTCTGTATATGATCCCATTGAATTGATTGGTGAACGTACAGAAGTTTGGATAAGTGGTGCTGTAATTACTGGGCGTGCGGCTTCTACTGTAGGAGTAGCAGCCTCTGCCTTTGCTTCTTGTGGCGCTGTTGCTAAATCTTCCACAGGAGCCTCGCTTTCTTTAGTTTCGATTGGTGTCTCTGCTTCGCTTTCGCTAGCAGCAACTTTAGTTACTTGCGCTGCACTAAATGCAGGCGTTTCGACCAGGCTAACCTCTCTTAGTGTTGCACTGGTTACATATAAATAATCTTTTTTCTGTACAGACTTATTAACATCTACACCAACACTCAATCCGTCAATTAGCTGCTCGCCTGCAAGGATGAGCGCCTCTTGTCCAGACATACTGGCACTAATTTTAAAGCTAGCGTATATGCCATCTTCTGCCTGGTTAAATTTTTGCATCCTGCCGATAGGGCGCTCTGCACTGTGTTGCATAAGCATCTTAACCTTGCCTGGGTCACCGATCTCAATAGAACCTTTAGCAAAAACCACTTTACCTACTGAGGTATTGCCTACTTCTTCAAATGGCACAATTTTGCCAGCAATTATTCTGCGCTCTGTATCCGCAGCTTCTACCTGGCTACTGAATGTAAGTATCATCGTCTTGTTCTCTTCCGTTAGGTGTTAGGCTTTCCATTTCTTTTGCATCATCTATATCAATTAAACCTAGATTAAGCATTTTTTCTAATGCTTCTAGCCGTTTCATTGTGTCTGCACGTAAGAATGATTCTTCAATAGCAAACTTAACAACGTGGCCACGTGGGGTTATGTCATCCATTGATAGTCGATCTTCAATAGCACAGATGAACGGCTGTAATGAATAGGCAACAAACTCTTTACGACCATCGATAATGTTTTGATAGGTCATACTGTTATTCATATCAGCAGATATGTAATAGGCTGGCACGTTCATAGCTCTGGCTATTTGTGTGGCTAAATATTGTTGCGCTTCGTTATACATCATATCTTTAGGACTAAAACCTACTGGCTCATAAGATAAGGTGCTAGTTAAATATGCTGTACTTCTATTTTGACGTGCTGATTTCCAAGCAGCTAGTAATCCTTGTACCTGTGCTTCTGGCATATCTGCACCTGTGTTTTTTATAAACCCTGTAGCCATTGGTGTTGCAGCAGATATTGCGGCAGCTTTTTCTAAATCCAATGCAGCTTGTATTGTGCGGGCAGCGGTTTGTAAAACTCCACCACCAGTTAATCCTTGGAATGTAATTAAACTTCCAATACCAGACATTGGCGCTCTAACACCATCAACAAAATATTCTTCTACTTCTGTACCGAATTTATTTGTTGTATATGTAACTCTGTTATTTGCTACCCATTCAAACCTAGATGGCCGTAGGTCATCGGCATATAATTCTGTACAGCGCCAATACGCCAAATTATAGAAGAGCAAACTATCGACAGTCATCGATATTGTGACGGATCTAGGTTGTCGATAGTCTGGTTGATCTAACCAAAGAGGGTTCCCCAACTCCTCACCATTAGACTTTTTGTAAAGTTTTAATGGCAAGTAAGAAACTACACCAGCTATAAGATTTCTGCAACGGCTAACTGCTGGGACTTGCATCGCAAAGTTGCGATCTAATCCACCAGGGAAATTACCGACACCAGTTGTAAATGAACCATAGCCATAAGCTGTGTCCATAATCGCAGGGGCATACTGCGCTTGTAAAGGCTCTTTATTTTTGGCTAATCCCAAAGCAGACAATATACCCATATGTATACTTTATACCATAAATCGGACTAATGGTGCAAGTTAGACAAAGATTTGCGCAGTTTGTTGTGGCTTAGTTAATTGACTTACAACCATAGCCAGTGATATGGCAGCACTGACTTCTCCACTGGATTTACGCCTGATGATACGGAAACCAAAATCTGAGGTTTTGGCTGCGCAGTTATTTAAGTGTTGTACTAAGTCGGCTTGCCCACTGTGAACCATTGTCCCCTGAGCTAAGGCGTTAGCAAGGTCTGAGCAAGCCTGGTAAAATTTTTGCCCACTGCAGTCTTCTAATCTCCAGCCACTTTGTTCAAGCTTGGTCGCAACTGTCTGGGTGGCGTATTTGTCAAAGCAGATAGTAGTTGGGTGATATTTTTTAGCCCACTCATTTATATCGCTTGCCATCTTCATTTCATCTATAGCAATATCGCTATACCACAGCTGTGCTAAACCTACGGCAATCTTGCCATCTTTCATTTGACCCATAACTAAAGCACCTGATCTTCTAGTAGGTGCAATATCAAATGCCATAATTGTCTGTGGCCCGACAGGTATCTCTAGGCTGCTATCGCTGCAAGCCTCTATAGATCCATATACCCAAGGGCTGACAGTGCTATCCACCCACTGACATAACATTTCAGTACGTGTAGCTTCTATGCTGTTTGTGTTTACGGCTTCTTCTAAGGTTTGCTCTGTTACTAAATATCCAAGGGCAGGGTTTGCCATAACCCAAGCTTTTCTATCGTGTATTTTACAGTGCTGTGGCGCTGACCATTCGTAATAACCTAAAGTCTTTGGTGGATAAGATAATGAACGCTCTCTGAGATCATTTAACACTGTGCTAAATCCATCACCAGCGTTACTCGTCATTAAAGTCATAGAATTAGGCCTTGCACGTGTTACTGGTAATGCAGCTGTAAATGCTTCTTCTGACCATTCACGTAATTCATCTAAATATAGGAAGTCCGCTGTTTTACCACGAGGTGCATCTCTAGTAGCTGCTGCAATTTCATACCTAGCGCCATTAAGTAAAGTTATAGATTCTTGACCATTAGCCAGACGTATCTGTCTTACTTGATCTTTTAAAAATTGATTATCTTCTATAGTAAATGCAACGTTTCTAAATGTATCTAATGCCATATTGCGGTTAGATGACATACCCAGAACATTCTTAGAGTCCCAAATAAATAAATGTGCCAATATAAGCATTCTAGCCAGATGAGTCTTGCCCGATTGTCGACTTACAAGAATGAGCCCAGTCTTCTTGATCCACATATCATTATCATCTACAGATAATAGGTCATCTAGCACCCAGCGTTGCCAGGGTATTAACGGCAAGCCTATTTTCTCAGCTAGATCGGCAACCTCTTGCGACCTTGTGCGACCTTTAAGCAAAGGCGTATGGATTCTAGGCTCGGTGCTGCCAATTAGCCCGACCCCTCGTGAGGTCTGTTTTATTTCCGTATCATTTTGCATCGAAGTTAAGCGTATCAGGTTTATTAAATGGTGAGTCTGGCACTGTTCGGATCGTCTCAGGGAGAGAAGGTTTTAG